TCCTTCAGCGCCTGCGCGAACCTGGCCATGCCGCTCTGATCCACGCTAGAACCGAGCTTGACTAGATATTCATCGACGAAGCTCGTTGCCATCAGTTTCCTTTCGCCGCATGCGCCCTGACGCGCCGCATGTTCTCTTCTTTGGTGTCCAGGTACTCCAACACATCGAGCAAGTCCCCGATGTCGTATGTACCGTCGAACATCTCATGCTGCCGCCAGAGACCGGCAGCGACGGGTTGCCACAGGAAGGCGTTCAGGGTTGGAAACCCCGCCACCTCGAATCCTGGTCCGTCCCCGTCGTCACCCGGCATCACAAACCAGGGGCGGTGGACTCGAAAAAAGCGCCGAAGCAGAACACCAGGACCTCGGACACCAGCTGCATCACGAGACCGACGTCGTCCCGCACGCCGTAACCATCCTTGGTCCATACACCGCCGTCCGTCATAATGGGCATGGCATTTCCGTTCTCATCCTTCTTCGACGCCACCTTCAAGCACGCCGTCTGGATGAACTGGAAGTCAGAGAACTCCACACCACCAGACAGGACAGTGAACGCCAGAGCGCGCACCCGGTCCTCGCCGCTGATGGCCGGTTGTTCCTCGGTTGGCTGCTCCGCGACCTGCTCTACAGACCCGCGCCGCTTGGAAGCTGCCTCTAACTCCCGTTCGGCGCGCTCCTGCATCATTCGCATGCTGATGCTCATCATACGCATGAAGATGAAGCTGCCCACGTCTGGCGACAGCTTGCGGACCTCGTACGACGCGCCCTTCAACTCCACTACCTTGCTTCGTGACATTTCTTGCTCCTTACTACTGGTTGATTACGTTGGCCGCCATCAGCTTCCAGGTCACACGCTGGCCATTGGCCTCGTATGGCTTGTCTGGCACCTTGTCAAAACTGCAGCCGGTCAGTGTGTGCTGCGTACCGTCCGTCAGCATACGGAAGCTGATGGATGTAGCCGCCCAGCCGCTGACGTCGTCGTTGTTCGCGGCCAGCAAGCACTGATTCCACAGATCCAGCAGGTCCGAGTGCAGTGAAGACGACTCCTGCACGTTGATGTCGAGCTCGCCGTTATCACCAGCGATGTACGACACCATTACCGTACCATCTGCCGCCACATCGTGCGCCGACCGGGTGGTCGACATACGAATGGAAAAGCTGCCGGCTCCGATGTTGCCGCCGGTCAGCGGGATGGTTACGCCAAAGACGTCGTTCGTTAGAACGCCCGTCAGACTCTTGAATGAATAAGTTGCCCCTTGTCCCAAGACAGATTCCTTTTCTTCCGCTCAGGCGGACTTACAGTTGAACAAACACTCCGATTGTCAAGCTTTGAACCGCACCCGCCGTGGTGATGAACGTGTAGATCGGCATGGCCTTGCCGGCGTCGCGATCGGCCGTCAATTGCTGCGAATACGGCTGTGACAAGTTCAGGAAGCCAGAAGGAAGAGCTTGGCCATTCGTAATCGACAACCCTGTAATGTTGATCGAAGCGCCCTGCCAAGTATTGCCGGCGAGGAAGCCGATATTCGCCATGAACGTGCACGCCGAATTCGCGGCCTGGATAAGCAGATGCTCGCCAGCATTCGTCTGCGGAACAGCTGCCTCCGACTGCAGTACGGCCATCTCCGCGCTCTGGATCTGCGCCACCAACATGGCCAGATTCAGCCACAAGTATGATGGTGACCCGTTGGACATGAAACCCGGCTCCTCCAACTCGAAGTTCTGGAAGTTGCCGAACACATTGAAGCCGGCCGACAGGATATTGGCGTACTGGGTCTGCGACAGCGGCTCTGGGGCGATACCTACCAGTGTCTTGTGCGCCACTGTGAAGAAGCTCCCGGCGAGTCCGGTATTAAGGCCCATCTCCACGCCCATCAACGCCACAGCCGCATAGACATTGTTCGGGAACAATCCGCCCTGCGTCGTGCCGTACTGGCCAAGTACGCGCAGCGACAGCGTTTGCAATTGCAGAGCTACATTGTTCGCAGTGCCAGCTGGAATGCCGACCGAATTCGAATACGGGTAGTAGCGCGTGCTCTGCCACAGCGGGTCGGCCCACTCGCTGATGGCGATGTTGTCTGCGTCAGCGGGCGCGTTCACCGTGAGCCCGTACCACGCGCCGCTGGCGATCCGGCACGCCGTGGCGGCCTGCAGCAGCGACTCGCCGATGGCGGTGATGTCCACCTTCAGGCCGTTTCCGGTGGATGGCGAGATCGCCGTGCACGTCAGACCGTTGGCCATGCTGTAGCCGGTGCCCTGCGTCGGCACGCTGAACGTCAGGATCTGCCCCGTCGAGCCGACCGTGAGCGCCTGGCCCACGCCGTAGTTGGCGCTGCCCTGCACGATGTTGAACTGGTCGCCGACGTCGAAGCCCTCGCCGACGTAGCCCACGCTCGTCTGCGCGGTGGTGACGGTGGTGGTGGCTGGCGCCGCCAGTACGGCGACGGTGCCGCTGGTGACCGACGCGACGGTCGTTACCAGTGCGGCCCCTGCCACTCCGGCTCCGGCCACGATGACCGGGGTTCCGACGTCGCCGGACACGAAGGCGGCGGTGGCGGAGGTGAGGAACGTCGGGTTGGTGACGCTGGACATCGCGCCGTCGTTCACGGTGCGCCCGTCCAGGACGACGGTGCCTATGGCGGTGAGGTCCTGCCGACCGACAGCGAACTGGGCCGCCGCAGGGCTCTGCGAGAAGTAGATCTGTGCCGCAATGTACTCTGGTGAACTGGTTGTGAATCCGGCAAGTTGCATGGCCGACGTGCTGGTGAACAACTGCACGCGGCTGTTGGCTCCGTACGAAGGAATGATGGTGCTCGGTCCTACGAACAATCCTACGTTGAAAGAGTTGACGGCTGGTGCTGTGGGAGACACCGTAACCGTGATGTCAATGATGTTGGATAGCGCCAGAGGCGGCGTAACGGCCATGGTTCTCCTTTATTCGTTCGTTGTTACGTCGGCCAGCAGGCCGTCTTCTGTGAATACCTTGTTTTCAACGCTTATAACAGCGCCGTCGGATATGGTCTCTGTGATTTGCTCATACATGACTACGCTGAAGTCGGACCGATCGAACCACTGTGCATTTGTTTGTTCAGGGATGCGCGTCGGTTCGGCGAAGTCGGACACTGGATAAAGCTGCTGCAACGAAAGCAGGTCGTTGAAGTAATCCATGAAGAATGCGGAGTGGATGGCGCGTGCTCGGTCCGTGCTGTTCGGCCCATACAGCACCCAGTTGACACGCCAGCCGCGTGTGTACATCCATGTCTCGACCACTGGCCCAGTACCAGAGAATGTCCGATCTCTTACCAGCCGGTAGTCCACGTTCTCTGGCACGCAGCTGATGAAGCAGACGTCAACATCTGGACGAGCGATGAATGGCTGCCCCTCGGTCTGCCAGTCCACACGCACCACGCTGTAATCCGGTGGGTTGATGCCAATCATGCCGCACGTCATAGGCTGTATGATGGCGTTGATTTGCGCCACCGTAAGTGCGCTGGAAACAAGTGTTTGACCATTGGGATAGGGCGTAGAAGTCGGCACTAGGCGGCGTCCATTCTGCGGGCCAAGGCTTTGAAGTACCCGCCCCCTGGATCTCTGTAGACCGAGATCACTCGGTACTGCTCATGCTCATACTGCAAGATGTCGCTGGCCGCCGCGCCTACGTAGGCCGTGAATGGCCACGTGATGTAGAGCGTGCCGACGACGGAATTCGTGAATGTAAGTACGTTGCCGACTATCATGTAGTCGATGCCAGGAATCTGCAGCAAACCGTTGACGTACACGGTGGCGGTGTCTTCAGGCGGTACTTCTGATAGTGTGTAGGTAGTACCAGAACCAGCTGGAACCTCACCGTGAGTGCTGGGAACCGGAGCAGTTCCGCGCGTTACGTATAAGGCTTGCGTCCACCAGAAAGCACGCACACCTTCTACGCGGTCGGCTTCTGGCAGCATCTGTATTTCTTTCGGAGACAATTGCTGGACTGGACCGAATGCCTGCAGCGGTGTAACTGTTGACTGCACTCCGCCCAGCACCCACGTATCCGTGCTGCGGAATATGGTGAACGGCTTCGGCGCTATCATGTCGGGATCGACGACTACATCGGCTACTGAGATCACAGGTCCATCTTCTCAGCATTCTCCCATTGGTCTGGGTAGGTTCCGTGCGTTTTAACCGCCGATTCTTTGATGGATGGGAGCTCCTCCGCCACCTTGATTCGATCGCTGCCATCGCCGTCTACGCTTATCCCGGCTACGCAGGAATGACCAATATCACCCAGCCATTTGATGAATGAAATGTGGCGCGCCAACCTGTCTACGAAATCTTTGGGACCAGTAATGGTGAGTGTAATAGTAGATTGTTCCTGCGCATCATACCCGCGAATCTTGCTGAGCTTGCGCTGCCGTGCTCCCCAATCCAACATGGCTATTCCTCTCTCACGACCCCTACGATCGCCGCCCTCATCGCCCCGGTGTCGATGCCAGGCACGTCGCTGCCCTTGCGCGCTATCGTCGACTTGGCGTTCGGTTCCCAACCATTCGCTTCGGTGAAGATGCGACGCGCGGCGTTCTGACCAGCGAGCGCGGCGCGCAGCATGAACTTCGCGGCCTTCTCCTTGTCTCCATCCAGGCTTGCTTTGATGGAGGCGTTGAGCTCGCGATTGATGGAGTCCTTGTTGTTCTCAATTGCCGGCTTCAACACCGGGCGCGCTGGCTGCTTATTGATGGGCGAGCCCTTCTCGAAGATAAAAAGTAGCTCGGCGTTGTTGATGTCTTCCTTCGCCGCTTTTGCAAGCTTGGCTTTCTTCTTTTTGGAGGCGGTCTTGCCGGCCATCTCAAGCAACTGCTGCTTACGAGCGTCTTTACCAGCTGCTGGAACCCCTACATAAGCGGCCAGCTTCGTAAGGCCAGCCATGCGCTTCGCCAACGCGGTGGCACCAGACTTACGCGCTACGGTGATGGTGGGTCCTGTCTTAGGCATAAGAATGCCTCAGCCATGTCGAGGCTGAGGCAAGTTCCTTTCGAACTTAGGTTTAGTCGCGTAGTCGGGCTTTACACTCTGAACAAGTGGTTCTATTTGGTGTATTAAAGCTTCTGCAAACTTTTACCCATGGCGCTTTTTCAAAGCGTAGTACATTCTTGCATTCTACCAACGCTGAAGCACGCAGTTTACGCCAGTTTACAGTACTCACCGTTGTGGGGCGTGCTGTGTGTCCATCGCTGGGGTTTAAATGTAGCCACTTTTTACCAAATACTATTACTTTATTGCACTCTACACAGGTTGACTTGCTTACTAAGTAAGTTCCGTTGTCTTCTACAAATTTACCGTCTACAAGTTTACTGCCTATCCTTGCCAGAGCTATTTTTCTGGCGTGTTCAGATGCCTTTGGTACTCCTAGTGCTTTGGTGGTCTTACCGCGCCTACCATTGCCAATATTAATAGAATGTTCTGGCGTAAGCTTTCTACCAAGACCTTTTTTACTTATTCTTCTGCGCGTCTCGTCGCTTAGTTTACTGCCAATACGGGCTGTTCTTATTAACTCAATCGAAGTAGATTTATGATGTTTGCCAAAGAACGGATTACGCCGTCCAGTAGCTACGTTACCACGTTGTGCGATGTTAAAGCCTAGTGGTACGAGACTACCGAGTCGTTCTATCCAGAATGACTCACGACTCCATAAATACTGTTTATCTCCATCGGTAACCGTTTCTAGGACGGCATAGTCCCAATCAGAAAGAGCATCAGACATCAGTAAATGCATTTCGTCTATTTTTCTGAACGCGCGTTTAGCTTCTCTTATGTGATTTAAAAGGCGCTTCTTTAAGGTGGACTCAGTAGCACCAACATATGGTCTACGAGTAGGTCTGTGAACCAGTAAATACACTAAACCAGGCATGCAGCTATTATAGCTCACTAAATGCCCGTAGGACCTACCAAAATAATCCTGGCCCCATGCCGACGACCCTTGCGAACGTGATCAACTGCTGGCCGTATATTGTCAAGTTCCACGACCCCCAGTCGGCTAAAGCTTCCAGTGTGGTGTAGCCAACGCTGACGTCACCAACACTCTTGGACGTTTGCAGTCCGAACGCTAATCCCTGCGACGCGATCTGCGCGCCGTTGAGCGGAGCAGCCTGCAACACCAACTCCTGCGTTAGCCATGTAGCGTACAGATCGTCACCAATTACGGTGGTCGTCGTCAAAGTAACGGTGTTTCCACTGAGCGTGTAGTCTACCCCCGGTATCTTGAACACGCCGTTGATGTTCAACGACTGCAAAGTTCCGCCTGGAGGCGCTGCGCTAAGCGTGTAGACGGTGCCAGGCACTATACCGGCTGGCGTCTCGCCGTGCACGATGGTCTGCAGCGACTCGAACACCTCGCTAGAGTCGGAGCGAGCGTACAGCGTGCAGAAGTGCGCTATGTACAACTCAATCGCCACGCACCACATCTCGCACCAGCGAGCCTGCACCAGCGAAGCCACAGCCAGATTCAAGTACATCTGGATTACTCCGGTGGGAATCGGCGTAGACGCGTACACGTTCAACGTGGCGTTGACGTTGGTGACGATGGCCGAGTTATTCAGCGTTATCACGTTGCCCGATATGCCGATGATGAACGTACCCTGAGGGAACACTCCCCACGCCTGCAGAAACTGCCCGTAGTCCAAACCGTTCGTTGACGGTACGGTGACAGTCGGCTGTCCGATCTCCGTGCTGCAGCCGCTCAATGCGGTGGGCGTGCCAAAGAACTTTGGATGGATCGCCTTGAACTGATCCATGTAGTATGGCGGATTCTGGCCGAATACGAAGTTGCTTGCACCGTAGAATTCGGCGCAAGCAACTTCATACGAGTGACCCGCTCCCCATGCCGTGCCAAGCCACGCATTGAAATTCGGCGTGTTCAACGTCAGACCGCTTGTGTAACCGCCCATGGGGAATCCTCTCTGAATATGTCGGGCGTCCGCGCAGATTCAACGAACGCCCTGTGGCTTACTTCTTGGTGCGACCGACGCTGGCAGTGATGCCACCGACTTTCGGCGCGGGCTGCACGGGAGTCATGGGCTGCCCGCCGAACGGTGCCTTCGGCTTATCATCCGGACCCTGCTCCGCGCCCTCTGCATCGTCCTTCGCGGCGATCTCGGCCTTGAGCTTATCTTCCTCGGACAGCTCTACTTCCGCTTCAGGCTCCGTCGGCTTCTCCACGATTACGGGCGCTGGCAGCGCGGCCTTGTAGCCCGGCATTTGATCAGCAGGCGTGAGGTTGATGATGCTGCCGTCCTTGATGCCATACTTGAACGTTGGCGTGAGAGCAACCCAAAAGGGAACGGCTATGGACTGCGACGGATTGGCTTGCGCGAGAAAGCTCTTGGTGCCCTCGTCCTCGTGGACGAAGCTCTTCGAACGCTTGAATACTAGCTGCATTGGCATAACGTTGTATTCTCCTTGCTGCTTGGGTTGTAGTGCTGCGTAGACAGGGGCAGAAGAGCCTGGCGGCAAGGAGGCACCTTACTCAGCGCCACGCTGCCTACGCAACCTTGTGTTGAAAATCGAGTCCGAACGTACAAATGCCCAACGCGTTTATGTCGTTGGGCATTTGTACGGCGGTTAATTTACTGTGGTGCGTATTCGCCGAAGTACTTCTTCTCCAGCATTAGACGATGCGCAATCGCTTTGTCTTTATCTATGAACAGCTTGTTCTCATGGCATTTACCATGAACGACAATTTGCGACAGCCACTTCTGGTTGTGTGAATTCCACGAAACACCGGCCTTACCGCTACTATTACTCTTACGAAGTCGACGTGTGTTCCAGCGATTCTGTGTGCGCGTTGCTTCGCGCAAATTTGTCCGCTTATTGTTAGCGCCGTTGCCATCGTGATGGTCAACGAGCTTTCCTTTAGGCGGCCAACGACCTTTCATAAAAGCGTAAGCTAAGATGTGAGCGCGATACTGCCTACCCTCAAATCCTATGCCTATTCTGTCATCAGATCTACCAGTTGGAGTGCTGCCTGCCCGATCACCAGGGTTTATAAATCTACCTTGACACTTTGTATGAATTTTCCATACAAAGATGCCTTTACGTGGTTTATAGTCAAGAACTTCGCGTAGACGAGCTATAGAATGCTTAGGTTTAGCCATGCATTAATTATAGCTCGTCTTAGCGAATTTGACTACGACACCGGCATTTTAGATACCGTCTAAATAGTATGCAGTCGTGGTCCGTTTGTAGATTACCTGACTGATACAGCCGGCAAACATAGTCTCGTACGCCCCGCCTGCGCGGGTCGTGGGGACGGTGATGGCCTGGATGAACGGCTGCGGCACCTTGAGGTACACGCTCTTCTTCGAGTTCTTGTAGAAGAACCCGCGATCAAGCCCGTTGCCGCCCGTGGGCGATCCCGGAGCCGCGGTGTTGCCGGAGCCGGTACCGCTGATCCATGGGTTGGGCAGGAAGTTGATCTTGAAGTCGATGCCGTGGTGCGCCGCGACGCAGTTCTTCTCGACGTACTCGATGGTGCTCATCGCCACGGGCGCGCCGCCGATTGCGATCGGCTGCGTGAGCGTGGCGAACTGGGTGTACGGGATCAGCAAGCGGTCCGCCATGCCCTCCTCGGCCGAGTAGCCAGAATTCTGCACGGTCTGATTCAGCGCGAAGTTGATGTCCGCGAGAATCTCCTGTGGAGTCTTCTTGGCCCACGTGGTGAAGGTGGAAGCGCCAGCCGGAGCGACCGACTCGAAGATGTTGGGGTTGTTGATCAACCCGGCGTCTCCGAGGAAGCCAGCGTAGGTGACGAAGTCCAAAGCCTTGCCCCATGTGGTCTCGACCGACTCCTCGTACAGCTCTTGCAAGCTGAACGGCGGTGCCTGGCCGGTGCGAAGGGAAGTCTCCATACGGCGCAGGTCGATCCAGGTGATGGTCATGCCCATCGCCCATGTGTACGTGCGCCAGATGCCCTTCTGGATGTCCGCCTGTGCTTCGGGGATGTCCGTGTTGTTGGTACCCTGGAGTCCGTAGGACGAGGTACCAGTGGAGGCGTAGTTGGAGCTGAACGCGGAGATGAACTCCGGGAAGCCTCCACCTACTTCAACAGCGATGTCGCGCTTGTGCGTGACAGCCTGCAAAGGACGGACGAGGTCCGTATCGATCAGTTCCAGTTGGCTCTGAAGGAACGCCAGACCTGACGCGCCAGAGGCATCGAATGCCCGTACGCGATTTGGGATAGTACGCTTCATTGGTTCTCCTTACGCCGCGTGGCGTCCCTTGAGTGTGATTTCCAGGATGTTGTTGACGTCCAGGTTGCCGGTACGCGCGACCACGTCGGTCAACGCAACCAAGTTGCTGAACGTTACGGGCGTGCCAGCCGCGACCGCCTGCGTGGTGGGAAGGCTGAGTACGATATTCACCGTACCGCCGCCCGACACGACATAGGTGCCAGCTTGGATGCCAGCGCCGGAAACGACCTGACCGTTCTGCGTGTTGGTCGCCGACGCAATGGTGAGCGCCGTGGCGTTGACAGCAGCAGTACCGGTCGTGCTGAACAGGTCAGTAGCAGCGGGGTTGGTCTCCCAATCGCCGACTGTGCCAGCGGTTACGGCACCGTTCAGAACCACGCGGGTGTAAACCTGCGCCTGTGAGTTGGGTGCGCCGACGGCCAGCGCGATGGTGCCGCTGCCGCGCTCCAGAACCTCAGCCATCTGCAGGTTGGCGTAGTAGCCGACCTGCTGGATGCCAGGAGCCTGACCGGCGGGGTAGGTGAGCTGCGTCTTGACCTCGCGGACGGCCATACCGGCGAAGTACGCGGCAACGAGGCCGATGTTCGCGGCCGAATGGGCTACGAAGTCGGCGACGGAGTCGAAGTAACCACCGAGGTTGTTCGGAATGATGACCGCAGGGTCGCCGAAGTTGAGGTTGTTGGTGGTCGTGTAGGGAACGAATTCACGCGCCGTAATGACGCGATCGCCGAACCGGCTGACCGTACCCTGGAAGCCGTTATTCGGTCCTGTTACACCGATAACTTGGCCAAAGCTGTACTGTGGCATTACTTACCTCCCTTGTGCGCGGAGTTGTAGAACTCCTGCATCTTAGTCATGGGATCAGCCTTACCGTCAGCGGCGCGGGCACGATCGGGGTTGGGGTTGCGCGGAGCCTTGTCACGGGCGCGCGCCGAGCCGGCAAACGCACCGTAGCTACCACTGGATGCACGGCTGGACTTCTTAACCGCATCAAGCGCGCGGTTGAAGGAGGCCTTCAGCGCCTTGTCGTTGGAACGGGCGACGCCCGGACGCAGCATGCGGAGAACGGCGTTCACGCTGTCGGCCGCGCGGGCGCGGTCGTTGGCGCGGGCGTCCTTGCCCTTCTTGTCCTCGACGTCCTCTTGGTCATCGTCGGAGTCGGGGTCGGGACTTTCACCTTCCTCGTCGTCGATGTCTTCCTCGCCGCTCTCGTCCATCTCCTCGCCGGGGCACTCCTCGGAGTCGTGCGCCTCGCCGCATTCCTCGCACTTCTCAGCGTCCTTGCCACCCTTGAGCGCATCTTCGAGCTCGGACGAATCAGCTACATCGTCAACGTGCTCGGGCTCCTTCTCTTCCTCGTCTAGGAACTCGTCAAGCAACTCCTTGAGCTCTTCAATGTCGGCGTCCTTCGCCTTGGAGTCCGAAGCCTTCGCATCGGTTGCCTTGGCGTCGAGTGCACGGTCGAGGGCGTCATGCATCTTCTTCCGTGCATCTGCCACTTTAGCGTCCTCCGCTTTTGGTTTGATTTCGTTTTCCTTTAGCGCCTCGGGCAATTCTCCGTCCTTAGCGCCCTTCTTGTCTTCAGACTTGAATTCGTTCTTCTCGGTGTCCTTGGGCTCCTCGGCGTCGTCGTTCAACGCTGCGGCAGCATCAAGAACCTCCTCGGGGTCAGCATCGGTGGCTCGCGCCATCTCAATGAGATGCTTTCCTTTGAAGATGCGAAGCCAGTCTTTCTTCGGCTTTGTCTCGGCCACGTTTTGCTTCTCCTTCTTGGGGATTGGTGGAAGTACTATTGGTTTGTACGTGGTTTCGATGACTTCCACCGACGCAGTAGGTTCTAAGGGTAAACTTGTTAGCACTGCGGTCTCCACGCTCAGCTCTTTGACTTCAGCGAGTGGGGCAGTGGTCTTGATGTCTTCCGGCGCGGCGTCGACGATGGATACGAAGTCACCGGCTCGGCCGTTGGGAACCACGGCGTTGTGGTTTCCCATCATTCCGCACTGCACGATCTTGTCGCCCATGCGGTCAATCGAGAAGTCGTAGCCGAGACTTATCTCCCGCGCCGTCTTGTTCTTGACCTTCTCAATCAATTCGTGGTCGCTGATGATGAGGTCGGCGATGATCGGCCACTCCCCGTCCTCCAGCGGCTCCGCACCCTTGCGCACGTTCTGTATATGCCCGCAGGTTAGCTTCTTGAAGTTCTTCGGATCGACGAACTCGCCGTTGGGAGGATGGCCATTGGTGATTGGTTTGCCGTTCAGCGACGCGAGGAACTCCGGATGGAAGACCTCCTTCTCCGAGCGGTAGAGCTCGATGGTGGCGTGCGGGTTGCTCATGTCCACGCCGAGGTCGGCCGCGCGCTCTTGCGGTAGGTCCTTGATGGCGTACTTCTGCCAACCGGTGCGCGCGATGGGGCACCCGACGACCACGAGGTAGCCCTCGTCCGTCATGTGGATGTTGTCGGTGAGCGGGCTGGTCAGGTAGCCGTGTGGCGATTTGGTCGCGGAGAGGACGGAGAGTTCTTCCTCTGTCTCGGTCATACGGGTTGAACCTCCCTCTTGTCGCTGGCCTTGGCTTTGTCTGAGGCCTTCAAGTCTGAGTCTTTGAACGGTTGCCTTGCTCTCTTCAACAGCTCGACTTCACGGGCTCGTTGTTCTTTCGTCAGCGAGTATTTGCCGTTTGGACCGCGATACGACTTCAACTCGGCAAGTTCTTTCTTCTCCTCGGGTGTGATGGCATCCCCCGTCGGCACCGGATCCGGCACGGCGGGAGTGGCTGGATTGTCCACAGGAGGAGGTCCGCCGGTGTCGTCCTTTGCCTTAGCACGGCATTTTCCACACAGGAAATTGTCTCCCGAAGTTTTGGCACCGCAGTTTTCACAAGCTCCGGCAGCATCACGACCATGCGCGTCATATTGTGCGGCGTCTTTGTGCGTAGAACTGTCATTAGCAGGACGGCCACAAATTGCGCATCGGTCATCTTTGTCGGGCACGTAGGCGTGTAGTGCACCATCTTTGGCGCGCGCGAACCCCGGACGAACCGTCTTGCCTTCGACGTGAACCTGCTCTCCGGCGCGGGTGCGCTCCAGCGCAGTACGCAGCGCGATGTCAACCGAGTCGCACACGCGGACGCGTCCGATGCCGGGGTGGTCGTACTGCGTGTCGAACGCGGACTGACAAAACATGATGCCATCCTTGGCCTTCTGCTCGCCAGCTTGATCGCCCGCGCGACGGTAGCCACCGGCTGCGGCGCGGTATGAGTCTAGGGCGCGAGCGCGGTCGCCGCCGATCTCGTACTGTGCGGCGCGGAAGAGGTGGTCGGCCGGTTCGGAGCCACTGCGCTGCTCATTCAGGTTGGTTCGTAGCATGTCTGTCGCCTTTGTCTTTTCTTTCGAATCGCGCATCTTCACGAAACGGCCGCGGTCGCGCGAACGCCCGTCGGTGGTCTTGGTGGCCTTGCGCTTCTTGTCCATTTCGGCGTCGGTAAGGAACCGCAAGCGAGCCTCTTCCAGCTTGGTTCGCTTGTACTTGGACAGCAGCGAGTTGATTTCCTTCTCGAGCTCGGGCAGCGTCATGTCGTCGGGGTCGGCCAGGTCGGACGCGTACGAGACCTCGTTGCGCTCTCCGGAGGGAAGCGGAACCAGGCTGGAGGTCTTGATGGGGACGGGGAGGACGTCCTTCGCCCTGTGCCGGTCCTGCGACTGCGTCAGGCCCTCCTCATGCTTCGCCAACGCAAGGGCGCGCTCGGGGTCGGCCTCGCCGACCGGCTCGATGTCGTCGCCCACTCGTCTTCCGTTCTTCATGGGCATGACGCCCTCCTTTTCTATGTTGGTTTCGGCCCAGAGATTCGAACTCCGATTCAACGGATCAAAACCGTTTGTCCTACCATTGGACGAGGCCGAAGCTAAGTACCAGTGGCCAAATTGCATGTGGACGCGTTGCCGGGACCACCTGCCGCGACTCCGGCGATGAACTGACCCGCCGTGACTGTAAGCCACTCGGTCTGACCGGCTGCGATCACAAGTCCATTGCCTTGGTTCACGGTTACGCCGGAACCGCCGATGGCCACGGTGATGTGGCATGGACCGAGGTTCGTCACGCGAAGCAGCGTTCCCGATCCGGGCAGGACGACCGCCGTACTTGCGAAGCCAAATGAAGTTCCGGTCGCACCGGACACTGCGAAGTTTCCTTGAGGCATTTAATACTCCTTGCTAAAGTCGTACTCAGTTTCTCAGTCGTTTAGAACGACGAGGTTGCTACAGCAGTCCCTTGAACGCACCGACAGTGTACAGCCGGTCTATCTCCGCCTGCCACCTGCGTCCGTGCGTGCAGTCGCCGCTCGAGATGTGCGCCATCTCGTGCAGCAACGCCTGCTTCCACAGCGTGCGGCAGATGGCGCGCATGGTGTCCACTTCGATGATGTGGTTTTCCCTGTCCGTGAAGTCGCAGCAGGCGTGCTTGCCGTCCAGTGGACGAAACAACACGTCCGTATCTAGCGGCAGTTTGTTGTCGAAGTACAGTTCGTTGTACTTCAGGAACGCGCGGCGAAGTTTCGTGTGGGACAGGTGCACGAGCGGCCTCCTTAGAAGCGTTTCTCGTACAGCGCCAGGTTGTAGAACGGGAAGAACTCCACGGCGAATCGCGTCACGGTGCCAGTCTCGTCCTGCGTGATGGAGACGACGCTGTACCCGACGTGGGCCTGCAATTTCAGCTTGCGCATGAACAGGCTCTGGTCGGTGGTGCATCCCAGCTGCAAGGCGTGCACCTCGCGCGGGTAGCCGTACTCGAACTTGTGGTAGTGGCCGATGAGCAGCACCTTCGGCTTCTCGCCGCCCTGGTAGCTCTCAACTAGCTTCTGTGCCGTGTAGCTGGTGGCGTAACTGGAGCCGCCGCCCGGATGCACCAGCCGCATGGGAGCCGATCCGCCGCCCTTGACCTGCAGCTTGATGTCGTGCTCGCCGTAACCCAGGTATTTCAGGTCTGTACGTCCTTGCTCGCGCGCACGAAGCTCCAGGTAGCGGCCGATCTCGACGCCCTCGCGCTGCTGGTACCAGCCTTCGTGGTCGTCTCCGGCGATGTACTGCGTCTCGATGCCCTTGCGGATCGGGTACTTGTCGATCATGTAGTCGCACTGGGCGTCCATGCCCGGACGCGTGATAAGCTCTGTCTTGTTGAAGCGCGCCTCGCCGTCGATCCAGTTGCCGCCGTTGTATACGACCGCGATGCCTTCGCGCTCGAAGTGATCGTATGCCGCGTTGAGAACGTCGAGACGGGAATGCTTGTTGCAAAGGTGGTTGTCGGACACCAGTCCGAACCGCTGCGTGCCGACAACACCTTTGAACACGGTGGTTGCCGGCTCAATGTGCACACCCTCGAGTAGCTGGATGAGTCCATCTTTGCGCGAAGCCAGCATGGAGCCGCCCAGTTGCATAGACTCCACCAGCGCGCGCACCTTGGATGGACCGCAGTCAAGTATGTCCGCCAACTCCTCGGCCGTCTTCGGCCCCTTCTTCAGGGCCTTGCGCAGCAGTTGCTGGTGGTCGGTCTCGGGCACTGCCGGTTTCATAGATTCTGTGATGTCCGGCAGAGTGTTGCGTCGCAGTAGCGACACGTCTAATCCTTCCGCTTTCAGTTGACGTCGCACCTTCGCGACCGTACCGCTTCCGCACTGTCTCCTTACGATTATCTCGTCGCTGGAATACAGCCTAGACTTGACGTCCTCTGTTATGGCTGCCAGTTTTTCGTCTGACACGTTGGGCATCGGCACGTGGCGGTATCCTTGTAAGTGTGGTTGCTACTTCACTTTATCTGCGGTGGCCTTGTGGCAGTCGCATGCGCACTTCAGGCTGTAGCATTTGCGGTGCTTGCCGTTAGTACAGGGTTTGGTAGTGAAGTCCGGTGCGGCGGTGAAACGACCACGGCCGAACACCAGCACTTCTTCCACTTTTCGTTTGACGCCTCTAGGCATGGATGAAGCCGAGCAGTTGGAGGATGAGCAGGATCAGCAGCAGGAACCCGAGGCCGCCGTAGCCGTAGCGGTAGCCACCGACCGGGGCGGTGCCGAATCCGACGCCGTTCATGAGGATGAGAACTACCAAAATAATTACAATCATTGCTTCTCCTTCTTGCTTTCGTATATTATGTAGACCATGCCAGGCGGGATCTTGATGGGCTTCGGCACTACGAGCTCGGTTCGCGGCGCGCCGCAGACGCCGCAATGGTCCGCCCCCGGCGCGTACAGCACGCCGCATTCGCGCGTCCACTTCCAAAGGAATGGCACGCGGGCGCGGCAGTAGGACATCTTGGTGTATGGCATCGACGCGCCTCGATCTAATACCTTCGCAGGTTCTTCACTGGTATGGTGCGCTCCGCGCCGCTCTCCGTCGTTTCCTGGATGAAGAACGGGCCTTCTTTCATCGCCTTCTTGCGAAGCTGCGTCATCGTACCGGCCTGGTCTTTTGCTGGCTTCTTCGGAAGTAGTTCACGACGCTTCTTGGCAGCAGCTCTGCACTTCTCTATGTGCGCTGCCCACGTTGCTTTTGTATATCCTTTTGGAACGCCGGAGTCCGCAAAATCTTTATGGCTCAGAGCGTCCAGCCCCAGCGACTTGTGCTTCTTCAGCTCCTTGCCGGTGACGCCCAGAATGGACTCCAGCAGCCCGTAGTATCGCGGCTCCACGAGGCCCTGGCCAGTGCCGTCCTCGATGGGATGCGGGTCCCACAGCAGCTCGCCGTCCAGGGCGACGCAGGCGTGCATTCCGCCGCGCGGGCTGACGCCCTCGATCGTGGAGTAGCCGCTGGGTTTCTTGCCGTCGATGAATGCGCGGCGGTAGGACAGACCGTAACCGGCCAGGAAGTCGTTGGCGCGCTCAGCCTGATCGTCCGTGGACATCTCCGGCACGGCTTCAAGTGGCAGATCCAAAATTGATGCTAAACACGCCGCGAAGCAATTTCCTGTTTCTCCCACTCGAGTTTGAACGACTCTATGCATTGTCCTTACGCTCCGTGGCTATGGCGGCGCGCCTGTCGACGGCCTCAGCCACCAAAGCGGACGTCAATGAACTTGAAACTCCGGCGACATGCGCCGCGTCCGAGAACCCGCTC